TCTGGCAGAGCCATCTAAAACAATCGCATTGCCAGCAGATGTTCCAGTGTTCAAAACCGCTGCTGTTCCTAGTCCAAGTGAGGTACGTGCGGTTCCGGCAGTCTCTAGTACAAAGTTAGAACCATCACCTACGATAAAGCCGCCATCTGTTACTGCTAGTCCAGCTACGTCTTGAAGCTGTGCATCTAGTCTTGCATTAGCGATTGTACCTGTAAGCTGTGTGGCTACGATAGACTTGTTAGTTAGTGTCTGTGTAGCTGTAGTGCCTACGAGTTCCTGATTGCCACCTGCAGGTAGTGTAAGTGTGTTAGTTACAGATGCAGAGTGTGGCTGTGGCTGTACTTTTTGTGCGTGGGCATTACTGCTTTCACAGTAAAACTTAACCTGCGAACGTGTTCCTGTTCCTGTACGAATATCTACAAGGCCATCTGTTATTGTAACACCGCCACTAGAACCGTTACCATCTATGTTAACTTTGCCTGAACCGTTAGGTAATATATTAATGCTGCCGTTGGATGCCGATACAATATCGTTGCCGTTAACATCCAAGTCGCCGCCAAGCTGGGGAGAAGTGTCCGATACAACGTCTGTCAAACCCCCCGCTGCTGACACCAAGTTAGTTACAGGAATTTTTCTGAGGGCTGTTGCTGAGTTATCATAAAACAACAGTAGGTCATTAGTTGTATCTACTGTGGTTTCTTGTGTCTGGCCTGTAATGACGTTGGCGTTAACCATCGCGGTTTCAACGGCACCGCTTGCAATAGTGATTGCACCACTGCTTGCCATTGTTACGTCACCAGAAACAGCTACTGGATTGTAGTTAGTGCCGTCACCTACAAGCATATGACCTGCAGTGTTCGTAGCCATAGTGATGCCATCACCAGTAACAGTTAAGTCCCCGGTTACAACAACGTCACCACTAAAGGTAGCCTTACCTGCAAGAGCCATGTCAATGTCGAGGGCAGTAATAGCAGATGAACCATCTGTACCCTTAATGGCAAAGTTTTTGTCTGCAGTGCTAACTGTAAGTTCTACATCTGATGAGTTGTTCGCAATGTCAAGGATTGATGTGCCACCGTCCTTAAAAATTACGTTTGCACCGTCTGCATCTAGGATAATATCACCACCAGCATCCAATGTAATGTCAGAAGCGTTGTCAATCTCTGCAATGATTGGTGTGGTAAGGGTTTTGTTAGTTAAGGTTTGCGAACCTGCTAGGGTTGTGACGGTGGAGTCGATAGCAACGGTCAGTGTATTACCGGAGCCGGTTGTGTCGATACCTGTGCCACCTGCAATATCCAGTGTCTCACTGTCTAGGTCTATGCTCAGTGCGCCACCGCTGTCACCCTGAAAGTCTAGGTCTTGTGCAGTGACCTGAGAATCAACGTATGCCTTGATTGACTGTTGGGTTGCCAATGAAGTTGCACTGTCAGATGACAAATCGTCTTCATCCAAGATATCCGTAACAGTTGTTGTTGGCATGGCAAGACCATCAATGGTTGCCGTACCATCTAAGTACAAGTCTTTGAACTGTTTGCTACCCGAACCTAAATCAATATCGTTGTTTGTTGTAGGTTCGACTACGCCATCTTTTATAACAAGCTGTTCAACAGATGAGCTTGATACGTCTACCGAAAACTCGATTTGGTTGTTGGGGTTATCTATGACAACCTTGTTAAGAGGCGTAACAATTCCGGGGTCTCCAATCAAACCAATGACCGGACCCTCCGCTGCTGTACCATCGTGCTTGTGACCAGATGTGTTTACAAACGCTGCAAGTACTTGGTTAAACTCATCAGTACTATGTGCAGCGGTGATAACGTCACCATCTGAAAATGTCGATTGACGGGTATAACCTGCCATGTTTTATCTCCTTCCACCCGGAGTAAATTCCAGTTGGTATCCTTTGATTGAAATTGGGTCGGCACCATCTGTATCGTCTAAGCGAACAGACACTGTAAACCCACTGCCCTCAATACTCTGTCGAACAATAGGCTCCCCTGACGAACCATAAACGGCTGTTCCATATGTGTTGGTTCCGTAGATAGCGGATGAGCCGCCGATATTTAACGGGTATGGGCTGGGTTGAGGAATGCTAGTAGAGCCAAAATCGTATCGAATGCGAAAGTCTGAATCAACCGGCCCCTCGTTATTGTAGTTCCAGATAATCCTCTGCATCATTTTTCTGAGGCCGACATCCCCCATCGTGTAAGCAGGGGATTCATACAGAGCGGATATGTTTGTTCCGTCGAACTTTGATGTGTCTTCCTGCTTGTATACGTACCCGTCGTACCCACCGTGAACTATGGTTTCGGTTCCACTGATAAAGCCGGAAGCACAACACGCAGGTTTCACCCCTATTATATCAGCGTATTCCCACCCAACGCCGCCTTCTACTCCAGACTTTATAACGCCTATAATTCCTGAAGCTGAACCTACGGCTTGGGAATCTCCGGGGAAAAAGAGCCTGTACTGACTTTTCTTTCGGATTACAAGGGACGATATGCGGTCTCTCGTAACATTATCCAAGCGAGGCTGAATCTGTTTTGATATGGTTCCAAGTTCAACGTCACCAATTCTTTCAGTACCGGCAATGGTTCGCAAACCGTCAGGAGCGAGGTAAACAATGTCACCCGATATTTCCTGAATGCTAAACCCGTCTACACAACCAATCTTTCTGGTTACAGGGACAACGGCAAAATCTGATAGGCTAGAGCCTGTTACTTTAAAAATAGAATCTTCACAAAAAACAAACAAGTTTTCACGGAAGACTTTTATACCTACGATAACGCCGTCTACCTTGATGCTTCCCGCACCCTGACCCGATTGAAAGTTATCCTCGTCAAAGGGTACACTAAATATGAGTTCTTGAGGGGTAGCAGACATGCCAGCATAAAAAGCGTGGCTTCTAAATATTTCTACAAACTTTGGGTCTGCGGGTCTGTCAGATGCACTTATGTCACTCACAGACGAATTATTAAATATGGACGCAAGGTTGGCACCGTCAACCATAATCATCTTATCAGTGCCATCAAAGTTGTAGTTTACAAAATTATATCTTCCAGCACTGGTTCGTCCTGTGTCAATACTTGTGTAGCCGCTACCCGAACTCTTAAATACAGATGTTCCCTGTGCAACAATCACTTGGTCTTTGTATATGTGAACACCAAGAATTGTACTGGCTGAACTTCCGACCTGTGCAGAGTCAAACTTAGAAAACCCACTTATGCGGCGATAGCCACCGTTTATGTCTGGCTCAAAGTTTTTTAGCTGTATTGCAGCACCCTGCGGTAGAGAAAAGGTATCTTTATCAAGAACCAGACCACCACCTAGACGTACAACATAGGGACTCTGTAGTGAAGTATCTGGCATTAAACGGCTCTCATGTAGTCCTTACGGTTGATAAGCTCGACACGCATACGGTTCAATCCCTCTGAGTAGTCCCGCAGTGCAAGCTGAGAAAACTGGGTGTCAGAACGCAACATGTGGGTGTAGTAACGAGCGCGGTTTACAATAACATCGTGAAATCTCTCAGGTATGGCAGGTGTGTCGGTTGCCGCTACCATGTCTGAATGTGTTGCATAGTAGTAGTAACGAATAGTGTAGGTAGCCACATCTGGAACCGGAGACAAACCTATTTTTTCATCAGGGGTCTGGTATACAAATCTAGGCAGACCTTCGCTGTCCCCTGATGGGTTAGTATCGGTTTCATTAAGGCTTTCGATGTACTCGTTAAATGATATGTACCGAAGAGTTGTTTCTGCAGTGGTCGCAGACTCCTGAACAGTAAAGGTATCAAAGTCTATTGTTTTTGCAGCGGCGGGCGGGGTGTATTCTGCCGTGCTTGCAGTTGTGGTAAAAGAAGTAGAGACAATAGTAAAAGGCCACTGGACCTCTGAGTTAATAATGTCCCGCTGAGATTTGTTTATGAAGTCTTTTACTGAAGTTTGTATGCCCCTGCTCGAACCAATCGTTGTGAGTTCAACTTCGTTGACTTCGCGTAGAACAGCATTTATTAGTTCAAGAAATGTCATGGTTCGATTTGCTCTTCTTTTCTTTTAGTTTGTACTGCTTAATCCCGCCGGGTAGAGTGCGTATAAGCTTCAAGTCTTCTTTCTTGTATACCGGGGGAAACTTTGTCCTTCTTAAATACACTGGCTTTAAGAACTGGTGACGTATCACTTCTTGTTCCAGTCTAGGACTGTACGATGCTTTTTCCAAAACCAGTTGCCTACACGAGTAAAGGGCTTGCCGCAATTTAGCAAACCCAACGCAAGGTAGTTAGTCAAACAGGGACGGATAGCCCTCGTCTGTGATGTCATCCAAAGCCTGAAGCCTGCTGTTGGCTTCTTCCCAGCTTCCAATAGCTTTGTCCATTTCTTCGAGAAGGTCAGGATGCTCTCCAATAGCTGCTGGATTTTGGAGATAATTTGTGAGAGTATATTTTGCACTTTTCTTCTGTGCCTCATATCTGTAACGCAGTGCGTCTATTGCAAGTTGTTTCATGTTAGTCCCTTCAAAAGTATTATATACGAATTTTGAAGTTTAGTCAAGAATTTAATTAATAAGGGCAGATGCAGTAGAAACCATTAGTGCTATCAGGAGTCCAATACCGATTGCAAAAACCATCACTATCAGAGCCGCTACCTTAATGTTCTCCATCATTTCTTCTTGTCTTAGCCTTTCTGCTTTTCGGGCTGCTGCTGCAGCTTCCTTTGCGGCCTTGATACGGTTGGCTCGTTCAATAACTATGCCCTTCCAAGTTCCCGGACCAAACCGCATGTCAACCATCGTGGCTACTTCTTGGAGTTTTTCTGCAGCGATACGTGCATCAATTACGTCACGAGCAACAGTATCTACACCAAACTGGTCACTAATACTTACGTTACCGGCTTTTTTGTTGCGAACTTGTTGTACCTGTTTTTCGCCCTCGAACAGATTGTCTATGTAACCTGCTATGTCCCCGATGTCGTTGGCGGTTCCTATTGCAGATTTGATACCATCTACGGCACTCTTCACAAGGGCTATACCTGCGAGTGTTTCTGCAATCATTAGGTTACTTTCGTTTTGGTTGTGGTTATTCTACTATACGAACTATATAGTTAGAACCATCAGCATTTCTGGATACTTCTACAGTTTTATTTTCACAAGAGTACCGTACTGTCTGGCTTTTCTTATACAAGTTCCTTTCTATGGTTCTTTTAGCTTTTAGGCATTTTGATATCTTTTCAAATGCTGTGTGTTCAGAAACGTCACCGCCCATATACAATATAAGAGTTATGGTTTTAATGATTTCCATTTCTTAATTTCTCTAAGTTTTCTTCTAGGGCGTTTAATCGCTTCTCGTAGAACTCTAGGGTTAACTTCTGCTGCTGGTCGTAGGGGGCTTTGCCTTCATCTATCTGTGTAGCCAAGTCATCTAATTGATTTGACAGATGCTCTATCAGCATAAACTGTTCGCTGTCTGCTGGAAGACTACCCATGTCACCTCTGGGCCACTTAATACGAAACTCTGTGTTCTGTCCTAAATCAGACTCCATCATTGTGATG